CATCTTTTATACTATTTTGATCTTGAGCTTTATTAGTTAAATGTTCTAAAATAGTCAACTTGTTATTGACTAAGAACGACGGATCAATTACTTCCTTACTGTTAAACGCTTCTAATAAACAGTAGACACTAGCTAAAGTTTTATAGTCTCTTATTTTAATTGAAAAAAATTCATCTAAGTTATAAGATTTTTTAATCTCTCTAATTAAACTATACTTTAACTTTTTTAGTGTATTTTGATTAAATTTTTTTGATATCTCTGTAAGAGTGGCAAGAATAGTATCTGCTTTAACTTTCTCTATGCCCTTATTTTTAAGAATAAAATCATATACTTTATATTCCTTTACTAACTCGTTATTACCTGAGTAGAAGGATTTTAATATATCTAAAGCTGATGATTCTTTACCGGATAGCGTATCCGATACTACTTGCTTAGCTAGTAGTTCGTATATAAGACCTGTATTTCTAAACTTATTATGTTTAATTTTCATTGGATAAGTACTTGTCAATTAAATATAAATATATATGACCTTTACAAATCCTTTATATTATTTTCGCTCAAAAGATCTTCTTTAGGTTCTTCTTTTTCGAATATCAGCTTTTTTCTAGCAAAAGCTGCTTTTATATCAGGATTCCTCAACAGAATTAGTTCTGCTTGTTTAATATTTTCATTTACATTTTCATTATCACTAGGATACCCACCTTTCATACCTACTTTATTTCCTAGTCTATCTACACCTCCTAAAGGATCATCTTGAGTGCCGTAAATAGAAAATTTTTCTCTAGGACGGCCTTCTGGATTATCACTACCGTATCCTAAAGGAACTTGTTGACCGTCAGATGTTCTTCTGCCGTACATAGAAGCTAAATCATGAGGAGTACCGTAAGATACACCGGTTATAGCAGGATCATTCCCCTCGTTTTCTAACTGTGTTAATCTGAATGCTCTCTTGGCATCTTCTCTAACTAGATCTCTTAACTCATTGTACTTATCTTCTGATAGACTGAATAATTGGTCATATATATGATCGGAGGGGAATAATTTAGTTTCTTGCATTTGTCTGGCAAGATCTATTTTTTCTTTTAAAAGGGCTACTTTTTCTTGTTCGTATATAACAGAAGGAGTGGTTAATTTAATTTCGAAATTTGTTAAAGATTCGCCTTTTAAACCTTGAGCATATAAATGTACTAAAGCTATCTTAGTTAACTCAGATTCTACTATTCTCTGTATTCTTTCTACTGTTCTAGCAAATCTAATATCTTCCGCTGCAAGTGTAGCCTTTCCTTGTAAATCACCTTCATATCCAAAATATGCCTTAGGAATTTTTAATGCAGCAAACATTTTATCTCTCATATATTCTACGTCGTTCGTGCCGTCGTAGTCTAAACCTTTAGTAGTTTCTATACGAGTTGAAGAATCATTACCTCTTACAGGAAGATAAAAATCCTCCATCATATTTTGTATATTGAACCGAAGATTATATTGACCTGTAGATTGGTCAACGTATGGGGTCTTTTTGATTTGATTTATAGTTTTTTGCATAAACTGTTCTACTTCGTTAGGAGGTATATTTCCTACATTTATGTAGAACATTCTCTTCTCTGGTGCTCTCATTATTCTATGTATTAACATAGCATCTTCAAGAAGAGTTAGTTGCTTGAATATCTTTCTTGCAGGCTCTAAATAGGATCTACCGTAAGGTAGGTAATTTGTATCAGATATTAACCTAAAGTGAGCTACTTCGTAATTATCTAGATTTATAACTTTACTATTATCTCTAGGTATATAGTTAGGGTCTTGAGAAGAAGCTAGACCGTCTGGGTCGATTGTGAATCTAACTCTACCTGGGTCTTTAGGATCTTGACTTTCATGTCTGGCAACATGGTAAACGGTATAGGGAAGTATATTATATACGCCGAATTTTTCAGAGATTTCTAACTTTAAAAAAAAGTCACCATACTTACACATATTACGAGTCCAGGACCATAAATTAAATTCAATGTTTAGAACATCGTAAAATAAATTATATAGAATTCTTTGTATGTTTTCATCTGGCGAAACTATAGAAAGTACTTCGTTCTGGTCATTTTTTAATGTAGCTTCATCTGCTAATATATCTAATGCTGAAGCAATAATAGGATCTGTATCCATGGCTTCATAATCAGAATAGAGTTGAATCCTAAGAGTCTGGTAGTTTAAATTAGGATTAAAGATATTTTTATTGTTGTAAATATATAACCTAGAAAATCTATCCAGTAAGGCGTTTGTTTGATACTTACCGGTAGTTTGAATATGGTTAATATCTGCTAATTTAAGCTCATTTCCTCCTACGTTACGTATAACAACGTCGGTAGAAAATAACCTTTTAAGTCTAGAAAATAGTGAAGTATCAGCCATTAATTATTTAATTCTTTTTTTATAAATAGTTCTATTTCAATAACCAAGATATATCTTCTTTTCCATGAGCCGTATCCATCTCATATGGACTATTGTAGTTTGTAAAGGGAGTGTAAACACTAGGTGTTCTTTTATTTAAGTTAACTATAGAAGATAACTGAGCTCTTGCTAAGTCCATTCCCTGTTGTCTTAACCTTAATGCAGTATCTCTTACATATAATCCAATTGCAAAAGACATAATTAAATCGTCATTATATCCTATCTGTGCTTGAGGTTTTCCGTTTTTCCATACAAACACTCTCATTTCCTCTAACAATCTTTTAGAGTTTATAATAACAGATCTATCTCTTACATATTCCATCATTTTTGCTATAACAAGAGGTCTTGTTTTAGCAGATTGAGTAAAGCCAGGTACTAATTTATCATTTTCAAATTTTGACATATATGAGTCGACTGTTTCTTGATCTGATCTAGAAGAGTAATACAAATTTCTATATTCTCTAGCAAGTATCTGCTCAATAGTGGCCCATCCTATATTTGCATTTTCAACTACTAACAGTGCATCGTTATATTCAGATGCTACTCCTACGAGTATATTACCTAAATCCTTAGGTGAAATTTTACCTTTGTATTCTGCAACCTGATTTGCTTCTTCTATATCAATAACGTGAAATGCAGAATAATCTGTAGAGTCCCCTCGAGAAACATCAGCCACTACCATATATGATTTACTGTAATCAGGTGACTCCCATATCCATAAGTTACTATCCACACCTCTTCTTTCAACAGGATCTAGTAAACAAGATGCTTCATAATAAGCCATCTCTTCTGGTAGGAATACTGTATCGCCAGATGATAAAAAGTCGCAGTCACATTCTTGTGCAGCCAATCTAGGTCCTAGATCAGAATCTTGATCTTCTCTCCAAGTCTGAGTTCTTTCGGGATGGACTGTCCAGGGAAGTTTAATTGGAAGAAAAGTATTTTCTCTTGACTCAGCTTTGACCCACGTCTTATGGAACCAATTTCCTACACCATTAGGAGTAGAGAGAGCTATACACTGGCCACCTGGTGCTAACGTTTGTTGGGCGGAGGCAAATGTTTCTTCAATATTTTCTATAAATGCAGCTTCATCTAGAACTAATAAGGATACAGCTTCTGATCGAGCAGAGTCAGAATTTGAAGAAGCTGCTTTCATTCTAGAACCGTTAACAAATCTTATGCTGAGTTTATTAAATTCTGTTGTTTTAATCTTCAACCACTTAGGTAGGTTTTCATACATAAACTGTGTCTTAGTCACCAGATTACGTGCTGTTGCCTGTGTTGTAGCTAGAACTAAAACGTTTTTATCTTTATGAAATACCATTAACCATAGTGAGTAGGCTGCTACTAAAGTAGAGATTCCTAACTGTCTCGATTTTAAAGTTATAGTATTTTGATTATCTCTAAATAGATGGAGAACTTTTTCTTGAAAAGGATAAAGATGGAATAGAATTCTACCTCTTTTAGGATGTTGTATATGACAGTATTTTTTCATGAAGTATGCAGGATCGTTCATGCACTTCATATATTCTTGAGCTACTATCTTTTTTATATCTTGTTGACTCATATGTAATTTCCTCTCTCAATGTACTTTAAAGAATACTTAGATCTACCGAATAAATCTAAAATATTTTCTACTATTTTATCGCCCATTATTTTTTCACCACATGTAAATACATCTAATGCAGCATAGCCGTGTTCTGGCCATGTGTGAATAGAAATATGCGATTCGGCTATTATAATTGCACCACTAACACCTTGAGGTGAAAATTTATGAAAAAAGTGGTTAACATAAGTTGCACCACTTCCTTCTAAACTTTTTAACAAATATTCTTCTATTGACGCAGAACTATTTAGTATTTCAAAATTAATATCATGCAACTCTAATAAAAAATGATGAGACGATGTAGTCAATTCAGTAACATTTAAAATTTTAATTTATAGATTCTTCTGTTGTGTTATTTTGATTGTCGTTTAATTTTCTATTCGCAAATTTTTCTAGACCGGCTACTCCTAATGAGCCAATAGTTACGTAAACAAACGAATCATATACAAATTGATTTAATTTTAGTTCATATCCGAACAATCCTGTGGTTATATCTATTGCTATTGTTAAGGTCATTATAGCAAAAGATAAAAAACCGATTATAGACTTTTCATTATACTCATTAGTATCTTTAAATATCTCAGTAAATTTCATTCTATTTCCTATATTAATGGGGTTAACACATTAATAAATAGGAAATTATCTACCTTGACCTCTATACGGTTTTACGTAGTTTCTAGAACTTTTACTTCTGGCATTTTTATTTTTAGATACAACTCCCGGTCTTCTTATTTTAACTTTAATACGTTTTTTTGGTTCAGATGTAGCTGATAATTTAGGCATTTTAATCTATATTGATAGTTATGGCTCTTGAGTGACAATTTTTAAAAAAATAATTATTACTATTTCTTTTAATGTGATTAATTTCTACTAATTTAAATATTGAAGTATTGTCCATCATACTTATAACATCGTTGTAGAGTAGACGAGTTGATCTATGTCTTGGGTATTTACGGTTTTCAAGCCATCTTACGACACTCATTGAGTCTGTAAAAACCTTTAGTGTAACTTGTTTATTCCAAATCATAGGGACTTCTTGTAATAACCTATAAATTCCATACAACTCAGCAAAATCTACACTATGACATTTATCTATTTTCTCTTCATACTCTACAACTAATGTATTATCTAACGTAACACATCCTACCCACGTCCCTTTACTGTTTTTAA